CGGTATGGAGTGGAGAAACAAATATCTACTCCGATGACACTTCATACGCATCAACAACAGAAAGTCTAGCATCACAGACAGAGAGCGCATATTACCTATATGGTTCTAACTTCGGTCTATCCGTTCCGACTGGTGCCACAATAACTGGCGTAGAAACTCGCATTATAGGTTATGCGGATATGACTTCGTTAAATGGAGCGAGTGGTTATGTCTATATTCAGGACGGAACTTCGTGGAGTTCCACGAGTTATTTTGTTGACCAAACTTCTTTTTATAGTGACCAAACACACGACAATGGTGGGTCGTCTGACTTATGGGGTCTATCACTAACGCCTGCTCTTGTCAACAGTTCCAACTTTAAGGTTGGGTTCCGTTCATACAACAAATCGTCGTATGGTGCGGGTAACTCCAAGATACAAATAGACCAAGTCCTCGTAAAGGTTCACTACGCATACGAAAAACCAGAAGGACAGGTTGACTGTCGTCCACCACACGACCTAAAACTGATAGCACACGGTGCTGATATTGACGGCACCCCCACTACCGTCATTGATAGCGGATGGCACTATCCATCTGTGGCATCTGCTATTGGAAGTTCAGTGTCTAACCTAGCCAATGTTGAGGGCGATGACGGACAATATGCTACATCTGTTTCCCGTGATATCTTCTCCACCCTTAATGCTACTACCGTAACTTTTGATGAGTTCGGGTTCAGCATACCGAATAACTCCATTATCACGGGCATCCAGTATAATGTCACCGGTAAGAATAGTAGTGGTGGCACAGTAGAAAACCTGGATATGTATATTGTTGGCAATAGTATTACATCAGCCAACAAGGTGGAACTCGCCGCCGAAGGATGGAATAGCACCTCCGATACCTCCCACACATATGGTGGCGAAAACGATACACTTGGTGGAGTTGATACAGACTATGATGATGTAAAAGATAGAAACTGGGCATCGGCTGATATCAACCACAACGACTTCGGCATCTACATTGACATATTCGCTGATACAGACTTCACAGCGCAGTTTGATAATGTCGCAATCAGGGTGTGGTATATTGAGCCGCCACCAATAGTTATTGAGGCAAATACAGCGACATTGACGCTGACAGAATATGCGGCTACCGTAGAACTAAAAACTGGTGAAACCATTACAATAGACAGTGCGGCATCTGTCACGCTAACAACAAATGATGTTAATATTAATGCGGCTACCACCATCCCTGTGGATGCTTCATCCATTACTATCACGGCACTAGATGCTAATATTAACGCAGCGGAAGTTATTACTACAGATACTGCGTCTATCACACTAAACGCACTAGATGCTAATGTAGATGCGGCAACAACCATTGCCGTTGATACAGCCGTTATAACACTGGCGGCACTTGATGTAAACATTAACCAAGCCGAAGGTATAAGCGTTGATGTCGCCAGTGTTTCTATTACAAGTCTTGATGTCAATATTAACGCAGAAGAATACATCACGACAGATACTGCGTCCATTACTATCACGGCACTAGATGCTAATGTAGATGCGGCAACAACCATTGCCGTTGATACTGCGTCTATCACACTAGCAACAAATGATGTCAAGGTAAATGAAACACTGCCAGTGGCGGTGGTAGATATTACGATATCTGCTCTTGATGTCAATATTAACGCAGAAGATTATATCACAACTGACGCAGCGTCTATCACGATTTCTGGTCTAGATGTAGTCGTAAATGCTGCTGATACTATCACTATTGATACTACAAGTATTACGCTAACCACATTTGATGCTAATGTAAATGCTGCCGAAGTTCTTCCTGTTGATACCGCTTCTATCACAATAACAGCCTATGATGTAGGATTGCTGGAAGGTGAGGTCGTTGATGTTGATACCGCATCTATTACGATTACTGGTCTGGATGTGGCGGTTATCGCAGATGAGGCGGTGTCCATTGACACGGCGTCTATCACAATAACTGGACAAGATGCTAATGTAAATGCTAGTGAAACAATAGCGATTGGTACATCGGTTATCACTATCACGGCACTGAATACAACAGTTATCGCTGATTATGTAATAGGCGTTAATACTGCCACGGTAGCAGTTTCTGGTCTGGATGTAGCAGTTATCGCTGACGAAGCGGTACCAGTAGATGTGGCAAGTATTGCGATATCTGGTCTTGATGTAGTGGTGAATGAGGGTGAGATAGTATTCACCGATACTGCTTCTATCACACTAACTGCTCTGGATATCAACCTAAACGAAGGCGAAGTACTATTCGTTGATACTACAAGTATTACGCTAACAGCATATGATATCAACCTAAATGAAGGCGAAATAATCTTCGTTGATACAGGTGCTATCACAATAAATGGTCTGGATGTGGCAGTTATCGCAAATGAGGTAATCTTCATTGATACTACTGCTATTACCATTAATACGCCGAACTTAACTGTTAGGGTCAGCCGTTCGTCATTCACTATTGAGTGCTACACAGAAGCGTATGTGGATGGACAACTAACTTCTGCTCTGGTGGATAGTATAGAGATTACCCAAACACAACTAAATACCTCCATAACGGAGCAGCACAATACATTCACACTAGATGAGGATGAAAATGCGCTATCACTAACTAACAACGAAAATACGATTATGATAGGATAAACCCGATGAGCCAGGAAAATGAACCAACGCACCGTGACTTTATACTAAACATTCACGACCACATATCTCCTCTTCGGGATAGGGTAGCAAAAGTAGAAGCAATAACAGAGTACCACGACAAAGAGTTTCGTGAAATGAAGGCATCATTATCAAGCATACAGAACCGTGTAGGCAGCAACCATAGAGAAGTTATGGAGAAGATGGACAACAATCATAAAGAAATACTCGCTATGTTTCGCGAACACGATAAAGCAGACCATAAAACAACGGAAGAAGTGATGGAAAAAATCCACAGCAACGACAAATCCACCAATGGATTAAAGTTGTGGATTATCGGTATAGGTGTAGGTCTAACGCTATTGGTTGGTATTGTGGAACTTGCTGACAAAATAGGGCTGTTTAACCTCACACCATAACACAAGCAAGGAGCACAAAATGGACGCAATCCCTCTAAAAGAAGCATTCCCTAAACTGTATGACCTAGAAGTCACAGACGAAATGATAGACATAATCCCATCACTGGGCGAAGAAGAAGCGGAACTGCTAATGTCTAATGGGGATATGTACAAATACGCATATCTGGTAGCCGCTATCAGCAAGGGATTGTGGATGGGATGGTTCTCACCAAATATGAATATGATAAAGTTCTACTACTATATCAACAAGTGTTCCGACCAGCGATATCACAAATACAACTCCACTCTATATCATAACCCCGAACTAAAGTGGTCAAGATAATAGACAAAGAAAAACCCCACCTTGGTGGGGTTTTCTTATATTGCGAAATGAAAAAGCGTAATCTAACAAATGACAAATGATGCTATGGAGTTCATCGCTGTCATAGTTATTTATACACACTTCCCATAACAAAGTCAACATCTACCCCAAAAAAAGTTAAACTTTAAGGTAAAGGGTATAAATACCTTTGACTACAATGGAGTGGTCAGGAAAAAGCAAATGAAAAAGAAATGTTCTAACCCAAAACACGAAGGTGATAACCTACTGGATATCTCCAACTTCTCGTTTAACTACCACACGAAGGATAAACTTCAGTCGTGGTGTAAAGCGTGTAACAAGCGTGCGCAACGAGAGTGGTATGCGAATAACAAGGAGCGTGTGGCGGAGCAGCGTAAGCAGCGTAGAACTTATATGGACAACACAATACGCATTCAGCGTCGTGTGGTCCGCGTTACAACAAATGATGTTGATATTATGGAGGATACATCTAATGTACACACAAATACAAGTAAAACACCGTCAGACATATAACTACGCAACCGTAGATAAAGACTTCGCTAACAGTTATGGAGCAGATTCATACAAATGGTGGATGCGTTCGGACACATATCCAGTTCGCACAGATGAGGGTGATAAACGCCTACTTCTACACCGTGAAGTTATTGAGCACTACACACCACCACCAGAAAATGGATATCTAGGTGAGTTCGCAGGTCCATCAGGATTATGGGTATGCGACCACATTGATAATAATGTTTATAACGCAACAAGAAATAATCTATGGTGGGTTCCATCCTGGGTAAACTCTTTTAAGCGAGTAAACCACAAGGGATACTTTAAGAGTGGAAACTGGTTCATAGCAGACCTCGCAGCATTCGGACATCGCACAAGAGTAACATCTAAATGTGAAACAAGAATAAAGCAGCGAGTAATGGAGTTCCGCAAGGATGTATGGGATACGATTATTCCAGTTCTAATGGAAGTTAATCCACACTTGGACCATCAGCCTGTTCCAGTGCGATAACACAGATAGCCCGTTCGGGAAATCGTTCGGGCTATTTTTTTGATTGTTCACGGAGGAACGATAATGAAAGAACTGGTAAGAAGGAACTGCCAAATAGATTTCGCACAACTACAAGGGATATTACCATACGGTATTGTACCGTGCGACATAGATGGTGTGATTGAGATAAATGGCAACTTCCTATTCATAGAAACAAAGTTCGGACCGATTGATATGCCACGAGGTCAGAAACTAATGTATGAGCATCTATCAAGAATGCCTAATACGACAGTCGTGCTAGTGGCAGTAAATGAGAAACAAACATCAATAGGGCTATATCACTTTGACCCAACGCATTGGAAGTTCATAATAGATGGGAACCATACCGAATGGACGGAATGTGATTATGACAAGTTTGTTGATTTTTACAAGAAGTGGTATGACGAAATGAGAAAATATAGGTAAGACAATAACAATACGATAAAAAATAGGGGCTATGTGCCCCTATTTTTATGCCCCTATTTCCACCCTATTAAAGAAAGTGTTTTTAGGGTCATAAACGGAAGTTCCACTCTCATTCACAATGTCCGCCACGGTTTCCATAAATGTGAGCACTACCAGTGGCTTAAATGTGTGGTATTCATATGTACAAATGCGGCTAACGCCGTCCAGATATGTGAGCCATACATTGATACCAAATGCGTAAGGACAACGGCTACGCCGAATAATATGTCAGACACATATGGAGGGAAACTGCGTAGCACCATATGCCCGCCGCAGGCGTTGTTCCTTCTCCCTAAATCACATCTAAAAAGAACACCCCGAACTCCTCTAGGGAGGACGGGGGAAGAGTATAGTAGAGTCTATTAGGGAGATAGAGAATAATAGAGTCTAATAGAGAGTATTAGGGAGGATAGGTTCTATTAGGGAGGACGCACATAGGCAAATACCATCGGTAATCCACATTTGATAGGAACAAACAATCATATTTCCGTTGAGTTTAATGGTAGCCATAAGGGACACTCTACTAAATAAGTATGACAGACCAATAATAAAAGCATAAAAGGAGGTCACAAATGTCTAATCACCAAAACTACGAACAGGCTATCTACATAGCCGCATATCAAGATAAGAAAATCACCGCCAGTGGCAAAATCGCTGTAGCATACCGTTTCGTTGACCTACAAGAGGCACTAGATGCCGAAAAGGTCCAGAAAGATGAGAAGGGGCACTTTAAGAACACAGAAATGCCACTATCCACTGGAATATCTGGTGCTGGCATAGTTAAAGCCGATTCATTGGCTCAAGCGTTATACAAGACAGCCACAGTCGTATTCCTACACCTAGTCCAGAATATCCACACGATGAACTACAACATTCGGTTCTATGTTAATGACCGCAATGTCAAGAATATCATTGGTCCTCGCATTAACACTATGTTAAAGGCGTGGGTAAAATATCGTGCGGCTGACCCATACAATGCTGACCCAGAAGCATTCCTGAACCGAGTGTTTAACGACGAACTATACTTTCGTTCCAAGTGGCAGAACCAAGAAGACATTAAAGCATTATTCCGCGCTGTCATCGCATTCGCCAAGGCAAGTTCAGGCAACCACCAGATTATCAACGCACAGGCAATAGGTAAATCCAGCCCAACAATGACATACCTCATTGGGTTAGCATTGGAAACGGTTATGGATGATATCGGTGTTGAGGATTGGAGAGAAGGAACACAACAGAAAAAAGCCCCTGTAACTCACATTAACAACTACAAGAATGGAGCAAGCAAATGAGTAATAAAGACAAATCAGCATTCCTGGCACAAATCACTGATATTAACAAAACCTCGGTGTATTACAAAATGAACACATTCGGTCGTGGTAAAGAGTTCCGTGTCCGTCGTGAGAATGACGACATTGGGGCATATCGTGAGTTGGAAGTGGGACACACATATCTGATAGGTGCCACGATTGACGACTGTGGAACCTGGACCTGGGATGTCGCAGAAGATATCACTGATAGGGTTAATCTACTACTGGAAGGATTATGATAGAAACAAACAATCGTAAAAATACGAAAAAAAGTGTAGCCATAAGGGACACAATCATATATACTAGTAGGGAAAGGTAAGAAAGGAGCAAGCGAAATGAAAGTAGAAGCATATGACAAACACTGGAACGACCCACAGGTTCTAACCGAATACACATTCGCAACAACCGCTGGTGAGAGTATTACAGTGAAAATGGCAGACAACCAGGACCGAGCAGCATTGGAGAAGGCACGGGAACTGGCAGGGGAAAAGGTTTATCCAGTGAACCTCTAACAGAATGGAGCCGATGGACGGAAACTGGGTTAATCCCTAGGAACATCGTCTCCAACAAGGAGAAAGACAAATGATAACCATATTACTACTAATAATCGTGCTACTTCTTCTTTCCCCATTATTGGTGAATGCTATAGAAGGAGCCATATACCTCTTCATTTTAATAGTAAAAGGTATAACTTGGACAGTTAACAAAGCAAGGAGCAAATAAAATGGACATCACAATCTACGCAGGAACGGCTACATTCTTAATAATGGTTCTATATGGCTGGGTTATGGCATATATCGGATTTAAGGTAGCGGTAAAGAAAGCAGAAAAAGAAATCAAGTTTCTAGAAGACGCAGCAAAGACAGAACATCATATGCGTGTCTTCTGGCAGGAACGAGTTAAGGAGCAAGACAAATGAATGACAAAACACTTGCTGGCATAATAATCCTGGCATTGAGTATTGGTTTATTCACACAGACAGTTTATATGACATCTATACCAACATATGAACAACCGTCCGAAGGAAATCCATCATACCAGTTTATTAAGCATTCGCATTATACTAACAAACACCACGGAATGGTTATATTCCACGGAATGGCTGATAACAGAGGTGCTTGCGATGAGTTCAGGGAAAAGGCAGAACAAGCACGAGATGAAGGACGAACAATGTTTCCTGGTGATTATTATTGTAAAGAGGTAAAGTAAAATGGATTATATGAGCATCACGGATGAGCAGGTAGAGAAACTAACAAATATGACACCAGAAGAGCAGAAGGAACTTGCGAAGAAAATGACGCATAACCGTCTGCCAGGTGATGATATTCCATCCAGTGAGTTGGATGAGTATATTCGTGAAATAGAAGCAGAGCGAGCATACAAAAGAGCGATGAGCATTATACTATAGTTTTTTCTTCGCCCGCTGAATCTCCCTTACGGCAAGCGGTGGTGTCGGTAACCAAAGACATTCACAATGGAGCGGGCGGGTCTATTAACAGGCATATTAACCTGTATGAATGTCATCCACCGCAACCCTAACATCTAACAAGGAGCAATAAAATGCCACTAACAGAAGCACAAAAAAGAGCACAACAGAAATACCGCCAGAGTGATAAGCACAAAGAAACGGTTCAGCGTCAAGCCGCAAAAAAGCGTTCACTACTGGACCAGATAGCGGAAGATATTCGTATTATCAAGAAGCACCTCGGTTTATAATAAGGAGCAATGAAATGAAAAAGATTATCACACTACTCACAGTCGCCGTCCTTCTAACAGGATGTGTCACACTAGAAGAACGCCAGAAGTTCTGGAGTGATTTGACATACAATCCACGACTAAAAGACTATAATGTAACAACTGTCGTCGGTGGTGGTACCGTATATGTTATCAAGTGTGATAAGAAATACAACTCTTGTGGGGTGTCAGGTGGATACTGAAATGGACCTCTGGTACCCGATAGGAGGGAGAACATTCCTCCGCACATATGACCAACTACTTGATAGAATGGACGCTATCAACAAAGCAATAGAACACCTAAAAAGGAGCAACAGAATGAACAAAGCAGAAATCAACATTGAGATACCAGATAACAAAGTGAAGGAAGTAAAATCAAGTAAGTTCCGTCGTGATGCGGTAATGACATACCTCATTGACAATACCAAACAACATAAAGACCTGTTTACGGCAGATAGAATATTGGTGAAACTCTATACAGACGAAGTCACCAAAACTACTATTCACCGCCAGTGGATAGAAACAGGGGCAGGTCTGGCACAGATGTACTACGCATTCGTCAAGTCATATACAGAAGACGGACAGCGGGCACAACAAGGTGGAGAATGGGTCCACCAAAACTTTGATAAAACCACAATGTCGTGGAAATGAAAAAGGAGCATACAATGAAAGTAGCAAATACAATAGAAGAAATGCGTGAGTATGACGCAATGGGATTGACAGGAGTTCACGGAACTGCGCCAACCGAGAATGAATACTACATCAGTGGTGATGTGTTAACATTCCTGGTAAATGAGGAAAACGAAAAACCTACAACCCCAACTAAACAATCGTACTACGAAGAAGGAGTGGAACGCACTTGGTTTGACTATCAGGTCGGCTCACTAGAAGGGGCTGGGATAGTGCCAGTGGAAATGCGAGCATACGCACGAAACCTGGAAACAGCCAATCGCTTCATCTCACAAGTTATTCTTCCAGAATATAACGCCTGGTGCTTCCGTGCGTCATATGGCGACGAAAACGGACCACAGGTATATTCGGTAGACTACGAAGACTAAAACGCAACCAACAAAAGGAAACAATACAATGAAAAATACATTTAAGACAATCATCGCAGCAGCAATCATCACACTAACTTCTACCGCATACGCTGGAACCAGCGTTTCTGTTGGCGGAAGCGTTTCTGTGACTGGAAGCGGTAGTGCTTGGTCATACTCATCTGGTTCGGCATCATCTTTCGCCGCACCTACATACTCATACGGTGGTGGTTCCACAGGAGCGGGTCGTTGGAGTTCAGTCGGACGCATCACCTCTCCAAGTGGCAGCCCATCGTGGAATGTAGGTAATATGCCTGGTTCATCCGCGCCAGCATTCGGTGGGTTTAATCCAACGGCACCATCCGCAGTATTCGGTGGAGCAAGCGCAGTACCAGCATTTGACGCATACCCATCGTCACCTATTAACGAGTACTTCCGCCGCTAATAGCAATACGGGTAAATAATAACAATAATAACACAGAGGGGCGCAATGCCCCTCGCCATGTTGGAGCGGATATGTTTGACACAATAAAACAACTTCTATTGATAGACCAAAAGACTGGCAGACCCTCACATACTAAACTGTTGTCCGTCCTCGCTGGAATGGTAATGATAGCAATGTTTCCTTATGCTGTAATATATGGCAGTGAAGCAGGGTATGACCTATGGCTGGTGTTCGGGGCAGCCATATTGGGGAACCGAACTATAAATAACATCGCCAAACAACGATATGGAGGCGATATAAATGCCACAGACAGAAGCACAAAACAAAGCGAACGCTAAATGGAAGGCAAAAAACAAAGATAAAGTTAATGAACTCGCCCGCAAGCGTTATCACAAAGACCCAGATAAGTTTAAGAAATCCCACAATAAATGGAAAGACAAACCAGGGAACAAAGAAAAAGCAGCCGAAAAAGCAGCCGAATGGTTTGTTAATAATCCAGAAAGAACAAAAGAAATCCGCCGTGAGGCTTGGCATCGGAATAAGGACAGATGGCGTCAAGAGGAGAAATTTCGCATAAACCGCCTTCTGGTAACAACAAGAAGCCGTGCGAAAAGGAAGGGAATAGAACATACCATCACAGTAGATGATATTAGTATTCCTGAATATTGTCCTATACTTGGTGTTAAAATAGAATGGACGCCAGAAGGTAAAGCAGGACCGAATAATCCTTCCATTGACCGCATTGACCCAACAAAAGGTTACACCCCAGATAATATATGCGTCGTTAGTGTTAGAGCAAATACTATCAAGAATGACGGTACATTAGAGGAGCACCGCAAGATTGTGGAGTTCCTTGAGAAAATACAGGAGCAAGACAAATGAACAACGCAGAAATGACCGTACTACGAGAAATGGCAGCAGTAATCAATCGCCTCGCCAGTGAAGTAGAGGAACTGCGTAAGGCAATAAAGTACGCATCTGAAAACAACAACAAAGTAACACGCCGCACCGCCAAGAGGAATAAAAAATAATGCTAACAATATACGGAAAAAAGAACTGCTACAAATGTGTAGAAGCATACCAAAAGTGTAAGCGATATGAGGTTCCATACCGCTACCTTCTGTTAGATGAAGACTACACAAAAGAAGAACTCCTAGCATTATTCCCAGATACAAAAGAACTGCCAGTGGTTGTAGATGAACACGGGAATAAAGTAAAACTATGATGAAACTACGCCTAAAAGACACAGCAACACTAATACAGCGAGTGAAATACCACCTAGCCCCGTACTTCTACCCTATTGTGGGGTTTAGTGTCGTAATAGCAGCAATAGTAATAGGATACCTACTAAAATGAGCAAACAACGCCAGAAAGGCACCGCCTACGAAAACAAAGTGAGGGATATGCTTAATAATGGTGGTATTAAGGCAGAACGCAGCCCACAACTAACTCACGCTAAAACCAACCCAGAACTAGACGCAGATGTTGTCATTGGCAGTCTGGATAAGCCATACGCAAAGGTAGAATGTAAGTACCGCAAAAGCGTTCCTAAATCTGTGTATGACTGGTTAGACGGCAACAACTTCCTCTTTATGAAGAAGATTGGCAGAGAATACGATGACCTAGTCGTAATGGATGCTGATACCTTTATGGAGATGTACTGGATAGCGTTCCCACACTTACGCACAGAAGAATAAATACCATTGATAACAACATTAAATAACATTTGAGGACACCGCCAGTGGCTATGCCAAAAGGACAGTCAGGAAACCCAAAAGGACGAACTCCTGGCAGCAAAAACAAGATAACACTGCTTCTTAACGAGTGGCTTGAGAAGGATATTATGGTGAGTGGTGATTTTAAGCACCCAATGACCATAATGCTGGAAGTTGCTAACAATGAAGAACTGGATTGGGATGTCCGCCTTCGTGCTGCGGAGAAGATTATGCCATATATCAGAGCACGGATGTCACAAGTAGAACTAACGGGCAAAGACGGTGGACCATTAGAAGTCAACCTATCAGGAGCAAAAGATGTCCTCGCACAACTCATCAACGAGAACGGAGAAAAGTAAGTTAGAGCAACTGCGAGAACTGCCGCCAGAAAAACAACGAGCATTCCTGGACAGCATTACAGACGCAGAGGCACTCGCCATTCCGTATGACATAGAGTTCATCGGTCGTCCCTCACAACAAATCCCCCCACCAGATGTCCATCACACCGTTCTCGCACTCGCAGGAAGAGGGTGGGGCAAGACTTTCGTTGGTGCTCACACTGTACAGAACTGGGCAAAGAACTATCCTGGATGCCGCATCGCACTGATAGGTGAAACCGCACGAGATGTCCGTGATGTAATGGTTAAAGGCGAGAGTGGCATACTTCGCTGGTCACACCCACATAATATTCCCCACTACAATCCCTCCAACAGCGTTTTGACCTGGGAGAATGGCTCAATAGCACAGACATTCTCTAATGAAGCGTATGAACAACTTCGTGGTCAGCAGTTCCAGTTCGGGTGGATTGATGAGTTAGCAAAGTTTCGCTACCAGCAGGAAGCGTGGGATATGTACCTCCTCGCATTACGCTTGGGGGATGTCCAGCAGACACTTATTACTACCACACCCCGCCCTACAACGCTAATAAAGCAAATGGCTAACGACCCAGATGTCAAGGTGATAACTGGCTCCACATTTGAGAATACATCGCTGCCAAAGTCGTTTCTGGAACGCATCAGGAAGAAGTATGAGGGCACGCGACTTGGGCAGCAGGAACTATACGCACATATTCTAGAAGACAATCCTGGAGCATTATTCCATTACAACAATATTGACGACAATCGTGTTAATAACATAAGCAAAGAGAATATGGACCGCATCGTCGTCTGTGTGGACCCAGCAGGAACCGCCAATGCTAATAGTGATGATACAGGCATAATCGTTGTGGGAAGAATGGGTGACCACGCATATATCCTGGAAGATGCCACACTGAAGGGCTCACCAAACGAGTGGGCACAAAAGGCAATATCCCTCTACCGCCAGTGGGAAGCGAATGACATTATCGTGGAAACGAACTTCGGTGGCGATATGGTAGAGAACACAATACGAGGACTGGACCGCAATATCCGCGTAAAACAGGTTAGAGCATCTCGTGGAAAGGCATTACGAGCAGAGCCAGTGGCGGCTTTGTACGAACAGAACCGTGTCCACCACGCTGGAATACTGACTGAACTAGAAGAAGAAATGACATCGTTTAACCCAGAACTAGGTCGTAACCAGAAGTCACCAAACAGATTAGATGCTATGGTATATGGTGTCACAGATTTGTTAGTGGCAGAAACAGTAGAAGTGGATATATGGGTGGTATAAATAATACTATGAAACCAGGCAATATGACACCAAAGAAGTATTTCGGCAAAGACCATATTCACTTACCGAAGAAAGGCAAGGGAAGTTATAACCGAATGACGCATAGCGAGGCATTGGAGGAGATAGGCATTCACCGATACTACTGCGATGAACAGATGCCGTGCGAACGACCAGACTGTGATAACTGCTCTGGTTGTGAAAGTGCCACTAATGACTAAATGGATTCCACTAAATACCCTCAACCAATGCGCATAGGACACAAATAATGAGCAATACACTCTACTTAACAGACAAAGACACCAATGATATGGAACGCAAAGAAAGCGTTTCGTATTCCGTTGGTTCATATCAGGACGATGGTTTCCTCGCATTCCTTAACGGTGATGATGCCGCAAAGTGGGTAAACTTTACATACGAGCAAGCAGTTAAAGAAGCATACGAGAAGTGTGTTGTAGCATACAAGTGCGTACAACTCCGCTCTGACGCTATGGCTCACTTAAAGTGGTGCCTATATGATAAGAATGGTGATGAGATTGATAGACACCCACTGCTTGACTTACTCCGCCGTCCTGACCTCAATACAGGCGGTTCCGCGTTCATAAAAGAACTACAGATTTACAAGGATGTAGACGGAAACGCCTTCTTACACCAAATAGGTGGTAGTAGCATAAAAGGACTACGCCCACCTAAACGACTGGAACTATTCCGCCCTGATTGCGTAGAAGTCATCCCAGGTCGTTATGGACTGCCAGCGGCATATGTCTATAAAACTAACCAGAATGAAACACACTATCCAGTAGACCAGGCTAATGGTCGCAGCGATATCCTCCATATTAAGAATGTAAACCCAATGAACAAGTTCCGCGGCACGGGGCTGATGAAGGCTGCGTGGCAGAGCATTCAGGTGTGGAATGAAGGTAGCGACCATACTAAAAAGTCATTGGAACAAGGTGCTCGTCTATCTGGTGTGCTATCCACTGACCAGAACCTCACCCGCGAGCAGGTGGAGATGCTGGAAGGTAAACTATCCGAGAAGTACTACGGCAGCAAGAATAGCGGCAAGATACTAATCGCCAGCGGCGGTATGAAGTATAATGTGATGGCGCAGACAATGAAAGACCTAGAGTTTATCAATAGCCGTAATGTCACTGCCCGTGAAATCGCTACCGCATTCGGCGTGCCACCTATCCTGCTTAATGTGGGTGAAGGTGCGACATACGCTAATATGAAAGAAGCGCGTATGGACTTCTACGAAAGCACAATGCTACCAGAAATGTGGAACCTCCGTGATGAACTGAACCACTGGCTTGTTCCTATGTTCGGTGAAGATTTATACCTGGATGTGGACCTTGATGAGATTGTAGCACTAGAACCAAAGCGTGAAGCAAAGTGGGAACGAGTACAGAATGCCACTTTCTTGACTCTGAACGAAAAGCGTGAAATACTCGGATTTGAGCCAATAGATGGTGGTGATACAATCCAAGGCGCGTCAATGCGACCAGAACCACAGGAAGAACCTGAAGAGGAACTGCCAGTGGATGTGGAAGAACAACCTGCCGAAGAAACTGATAACGACTAAATACGGCTAAATATAGGAATACGAGGCTATACACTATGAACCTAACTACAAAAGACTTCGCCTTTGATGTAAAGGCACTCTCCGAAACAGGCGAGTTTGAGGGATACGGAAGCGTCTTCGGCGTGGTAGACCTTGGATTGGATGTCGTGGAACGCGGAGCATTCGCGAAAACACTACAAGAACGACCTAAAATAAAACTATTATGGCAGCACGACCAGCATCAGCCTATTGGCGTCTTTACAGAAGCATATGAAGATGAACACGGTCTTTATATGAAAGGACAACTGAACCTAGAAGTCCGTCAGGGTCGTGAGGCATACGCATTACTGAAACAAGGTGCTATGGATGGAATGTCCATTGGTTACCAGACTGTGAAATACCGCCACGACGAAGAATCGGGCATCCGCTACATCACAGAACTTAAACTGTGGGAAACATCATTGGTAACATTCCCAATGAATGAAGTAGCGCAAGTTTCTGCTGTAAAGAGCGCAGTAGAAGACCTGACAGAAGAACAAAAGACACAAGTTATGTCATTCATTAACGCACTGAAAGGTGCTGATGATACAGACGAAACCGCCAGTGGCATAAATAACCTTATTAAAGCACTTCGCGGTGACGAAGAGCCGCAAGACGACAGCACCCCAACTTCTATTAGCGTGGAAGGGAAGGGTGACGCTACTGCCGTTGAGCACTCCGACACACCAGAAGCCGCTACCGATAACGACGAGCCGTCCGCCGATGAGAGCGAAACACTCGTTGGGCTAAAACATCTACTCCAAACATTACAAGAGGAAAAGTAAAATGAGTGATACAAACAAACTGCTCAACGACCTCGGTTCCGCATTTGAGGCATTTAAGCAGAAAAACGACGCACGCCTGGAAGCGATTGAGAAGGGCGAAACTACTGTCTATGCTGCTAAAACAGCATACGACAACGATGTAAACAAGATTTCCGACGAGATGAACAAGTTGGAAAAAGAACTTGATGAAGTTAAGTCACAGATGGCACGCTCTGCTGCTATTGAGAATGCGGCTAACGACATTGACAGCAAAGAAGAAGAAAAAGCATTCCTGGCGTTCGTAACCCAGGGTGAAGGTGCTGACCGCTCTTCGCAGAAAGCAATGACTGTTGGCACACCATCTGCTGGTGGATACGCAGTTCCAGAAGGTCTGGTTCGTGAGTTTGACCGTCTTTTGATTGACAGTTCTCCTGTCCGTCAGTTGGCACGCAATGTAACGACTTCTACTGGTACTTGGGAACGCTTGGTTGGTCAGAATGACGCTGCTTGCGGTTGGACTACTGAAACTGGTGCTCGTTCAGCAACTAATACACCTACTATCGGTGATGTTGTTATCACAGCACAGGAAATGTACGCTAACGCTTCTGTTTCACAGACTGCGCTTGACGACATCTTCTTTGATGTAGAAGGTGAACTGATGGAAGACCTCCGCCAGTCATTCTCTCGTCTGGAAGCAACAGCATTCGTTAACGGTACTGGTTCAGGTCAGCCAAAAGGCTTCCTGGCATATGACAAGGTAACCACTCCAGGAACTCCAGAATGGGGCAAACTGAACAACATAGAAACAGCAGCAAACGATGCTATTTCTTTTGATGACATCATTGAGTTGATTCACACCCTGAAGTCTGGTTATCGTGGTAATGGCGCATTCGGTATGAACCGTGCTATCCTGTCTGACATCCGTAAACTGAAAGGCAACGACAACTACTACCTGTACCAGATGCCATCCGCATCCGCTCCTGCTACTATTGCTGGTTATCCAGTATATGAGTTTGAGGATATGCCAGCATCTCACACTAACGGTGGTTCTCCAGAACTGGATACTGACGCAATCGTATTCGCTGACTGGAAGAAGTTCTACGCTGTTGTTGACCGTGTTGGTATGCGTATGCTGCGTGACCCATACAGCAACAAGCCATATGTTGACTTCTACGCTACCAAGCGTGTTGGCGGTGGTATTGTTGATTCTCACGCAGGTGTTGTTCTGACTATCAATAACTCATAAGGTAATGATAGTTAAGGTGGGGGCTTCGGCTCCCGCCCGCATCTAACAGATAATACACATAGTAAATAAGAGGGCGGAAACGCCCTCTTTCTGTTTTCCGTGTTTGATAAATACAACTAACAAAAGGAGAAAGAGAAATGGCACAAGCAACAACACATTATGTAAAGGCAGATAACCTAAACATAACATTTAGCAACCATTCTCACCGTGTTTCGCAAGTGGCACTAATGCGAATAGATGTAGATAACCACGGAAACGAAACATTCACCTATTATGTGGTGGATGAGGGCGAACTGCGAACGGCACAAGAGATATGCGACATATATGATTATACAGTATATGGCATCTCCTGCGCAAACACCGCCTGTTTTAAGATTTAAGGAGCATACAATGAAAGTAAAAGTATTAAAAAATACAAAGGTCAATACGGAACAGTTTATCTTATACGCACGCAAGGGTCGTGAATATACTGATGATACCATTCCTGTGGAAGCAATGGAGTGGCTGGTAGCGAATAAACTCGCAGAGATTGTGGAACCGCCAGTGGAAATAGAAGTACCACCACAGGTAGAACTAGAAACGAAGCCTGTTAAGAAGACAACCCGTAAGCGCCGCACACCAAAGAAAGCAGAGGACGCATAAAATGGAAATAAAAGTTACATCAGTAGAAACATCCTACGCCATTACACTTGGACAACTTAAACAGTACCTTAAAGTAGATGGTGGCGATGAGGACGCACTGCTGTCCAACCT